CTGCGTGGGTCCACATTCCCTAACCACGAAATAAACTGTTGATCGCGGTTGATCTCATCAAAGCGTCCGATAGTGGAACGCAATGTTTGATCAAATTCCTCTACCGTTAGTTCTTGTTTAAGCTGGTCAACTCGGGCATCCATCTTACTTGATGTCTCCGCCATGCGGTTATCGGCGATAGCTTCTGCCATCTTTGCCGCTGCACGTAAGAGTTCAGGCGGGTAGTCCTCGAGAACCTGCTTATCAACAACTGATAAAGGGTCAAACCCGCTAGTCGAGCTGCTTGGGGTACTAGCTGCCGGTGCTGCCTGCGCTGTCGCATTGTTTAGGGACATCTGCATATCTGCAATTGTGCCCTTCAACTCTTTGATCTGTGCGTGTAGGCGGGGAACCTCAGCGTTATACTTGCCTTGCAATACTTCATACTTGGCGCGGTATGACTGGTCATCTACTGGCGTCGCTGGTGGGTCCGTTGGTTCTACTACAGTGTCCGTTTGCGCTACGGGTTGTGTAAATCCTTCTTCAGTACCGGCAGATGGCGGCGTAGCCGTGTCATCTGCGGCGGCACTCACTGCTTGCTCCTGTGGGAGACCTTGTTGGGCAGTTGACAACTGACGAATTAATTCATCGGCTGCCGCACCTGCCTCCTGTGCTTTAGATACTACGCTCATTACGCAGCACCTGCTTGTGCTTTGCGGATTGCTTCTAGGTTACCAACAGCATTATTCACTTCATCGCGGAATGTTGTTAGTCCTCTAGCCATAAATCGTGCCGCATCTACGTCAGCTTTATCGATATACATAGTTGCAACGAGTTGCTCGCCGATCATGCCCGAGATAATCTCCTGCACATCTTGCCACTCTGCGGTGGTACTCAGGCGCACTAAACGCTCAAACTGCTGTTCTGTTAGCTTCATTACGAGCCTCCGTGGTATTCGTATTGTAAATTATGGTACTTGCGACTACGTATGTAATCACATGTCGCCCGTATTGTCAACTACTGGATGCCCGTTAAGTAGTTGGCTTCCCGTTTCTGGTTCAGGATTCCCCGGATTACCCCCTAAATCGGGTACTCCTGTCTCACCTGCATCCGATCCGTACTGCGCCATCGGGTTAGCTGGCGCTCCTGCGGCTGGGCCTTGTGGCATTCCCGGCTCCATACCCTGCATGAATCGCTCCCGCACCGTCGGCATAATAAACCCTAACTCTTTCGCCTGCTGTGCCAGCATCTCATAACGCACCGCGTTACCGACTAGCATGTTGTCGACTGGGTTATTTGTCGATACCAAGAACTCGTTACGACGCACTGCCATGACATCTTTAACTGCCAGTTTGTTAGCACCGCGTGGCGTGATCTTCGCATCAGTACGACGCATTGCCATTGTTGGCTCGTGCTGCAGCATGTACATATACGTACGCTCTAGGATCGGAACAATGACACCATCATCGATGTTGTTGATTACCGTCTTGAGTGTATTAGACGCAGCCTGCATCAGCATCGATAGCCCTGTAGCCGTACGACCTGCCCCGCCTACTTTCTCATTACCGCCTATGTATCGTGGGATACCGGTAACATCGTCTGCCATCTTAGTGAAGTTGTCCAACACAAAGGCTAGCTCCTGCACATGGCTGTCTGGCTGGTAGAACTCTAACAGCTTACCGCTCTCCATACCGAACCCGCCGTTAGACGCTAGCTTGAATACTTTCAGCGGGTGTAACGTGTCAACACTCTCACCTGGTGCCAGTCGATCGTAGTTAACCCCGATCATCGGACCAGAAGAAAAGCCCATATTATTCACCATGTTGCGGACGGCGGCGTTAGCTACGTCCTGCAGGTCGGCCATCAAATCGTAGATACCGTTACCCCAGAATGAGCCGGCAACTTCCTCATAACTCGCTTTCGCGTATGGTGTTCGTCCGAGCGGGTCTGGGTTCAGCACTGCCTTAATAACAATGTCCTCTACCATCCACACTGACACGGGGTACTCCTTCAGGTCGTCATCGATACCGCTGATATTGAACTCTTTCAACTGCGCACCTGACGCGTACCCCCACAGCTCGACCGCGTCCATGACGGCTCGCTTCGCCATCGTAGCCCCGTTAGCCGCTGGTTTGTTCTCGAGTGTGTTACGCTGTGACTGGTCGGTGAACCCTAACCAGTCGGACCCGCCCCCACGCCCAAACTTCTCGAGCACTTCACGGATAGCCTTCTCGTCATACCCTTCGACACCGATCAAGTCAAATAGGTCACGGCTCGTGACACGGTGTAACTGGATGATGTACCCGTCATGACAGTCCGTGTTGTATGGGCCGGGGTAGATGTCAAAAGGTGACACTCGATCGAACTGCTTAACAACTTTACGCTCTACCGTCGGTTCAACCGCACCCGTGATACCTGGCTTCCACTCGATGACCGGCTGCATACGTAGTGTTGGTCCGCGCATAAACCCGCATGGGTACGTAGTCAAGTCCTCAATAACTTGGCCTAGCGCTTTATAGAACCCGCCTTCGGTCATAACGTCATCAACCTGTGACTCGACCTCTGGCAAGATGTCCTGCATTACTTTATTGGCAGCATCGACCTGCCCTTGGTGGATCAACTCAACCTCGTCCGCAGTCAGCGGCATACCAGCTTCAGCGGCAGCGAGTGCCATCTGTGCGATACGTGAGTCGATCGCCAACTCAACGTCCTCTGGTAGTTCCGGCTGAGGTGTTAGGTCAAACCCCCATGGTCGCTCACCTGGAACTGTATACACATCACGAATCCACGCCGACGCGGTACGCATCTTGTTAGATGATATACGTATGTATGCTTCCGACCCGCCGAATTTACGGATACTCGCTAGGCGTGACGAATCATACACCCCCTGCTTCGCTTCGAGTGCCGCGATCAGTCGACCGTTGATAGCCTTCAGCTTGTGGTTCTTGGCATCTGCCCATAGTGTACGGACATGTGCCGCCAACTGACGCATGTCAGGCGCAGACGTAGCCGCTGCTGCCTGTGCAATCGCCAATGCCTGTGCATCCTGCGCTGCCAAATCCTGTAAACTCGCTACCTGTAGTACGCCCATCATGTCCATCCTGTGCCGTCAATAGTTGTTCGACCTACGTTAGCTGCGGTGCGTGTGACTCGCGCTATGTAGTTTGATTTAATCCCTAATGCTAGATATTGTAGCGCATCGTGTGGGTGCGAGAACGCGTTTTTATCGATCAGCCCAGTCAACGTGCCGTTTTTATTCTCCTTAAACCGGTACCCATACTCGAATCCTCGGATAACAACCTTACATCTGGGGTTAATGAGGAAGGCTGACTTGCCCAAAACCTGCTGACTGAGGTAATGTTCGACCGCCATAACCCGAACATCGGGGTCATTACTAGGTGCTGGGTACGCTGCTAGCCCTGCTTTTCGTAGAATATCGAACATTGATAGGTCATTCCCCTGCTGTTTCGCTATGCCAGCGGGGTCTCCGATGACTAAAGTCCGCATTCCTGCGTACTCTGGAGACGCTAATTTAGGCTTGAGCATGGTCTCAAGGTACCGTTCGAGCCCGATATTCTCCCCTAAAACCTCATCATATATGCACATAACACCGTTTGGCATGAGTTGCCCGAACACAGCGGACGGTGTTCGCCCAAAATCTAGGCCAATAACAAGCGTCGCAGTCTTAACAGCACGCATCTCCTGCTCTGCTACGTGGTACGACCGCTTAAAGGTGTTCTCGTAGACCGGCTTACCCGAGCGCGACGTCCCATATTCGCCATCAATGTAGACTCGAACATACTCCTCTGACAGTCCGGTAGTGACATAATAGTCATCTGGCAGATTTTCAATGTTCTCCGCAAAAGGACTCCGTCCACTAGGCTGCCTATATACATGCCACCCATTCTCACCATCGATCTTCTCCATCATTTTATACCACCAAGAGTCATACTCTGGCGGGTTAGTATCTGCCCAGATACCGTACCATGAACAGCCGACTCCATCCTTCTTCGATGGGTAACGGCCGATACGTTTCATGAGACCCTCGACGATCTCCTGCTTAATCTCTCGGCACTCGTTAATATACGCGCCTGTCAATTCTAAAGACAGGAGCTTAGACACATCGTCCGCTTCATCGAGGGCACGGAACAAGACTTCGCAGTGGATACCGTCTGCCTTGATGATGAACGCTTTGTCCGTCATACGCCATTCACCGGCGACACCTGGTGGGAACCAATCGAGGAATGTCTTGATCGTCGTATCTCGTAGCATTGGCATTGTGTTACGGATAACCGCGAATCGCGTGCGGCGAATACCATCTGGTCCCGGTAACTGTGCAGCGGCACGGAGGGCTAGCTCCATGATGCACCCTGTTGATTTACCGGAACCTACTGGGCCCATGATGACGCGCATCTTACCATTATCTTGTAACATCTCAGCTACTGTTTTGGGGGCGGTATATACTTGCATTAGTCCTCCATTTCTGCGTCAACAACCACGTTGTGTGATGTGCCACCGATGTTAATTTGTAGTGCGAATTTGGGACCTGTCTCGCCAGTACCGCGTCCTTTCTGCGACTGCCCGCTGGCATCTGCCAACCACTTAACGAGATCGGCGCGTGTCGCTGCCGGTGTGTCCACACTATTGATAAGCGTCCACGCTACCGGTAACGCTTGCTCTGCGAGTAGTGCGGCCTTGATCTTAAACCCTAACCCATCGTCTTTAATCTTAGAACGCCAAGCTACTACAGCCGCATCGAACGACGGGTTTGCTTTTAACTCGTCGAGTTCTTCGAGTGTCATCCCGTAAGTCTCTGCGATCAAGGCATCTGGGATTTCCCCTAACGCCAACTCTACCGGTAATGCTGCAGGGTAATTTACTACACCAGAAGGGGCCAGCGTTGTTTTGGCTTTCGGTGAAAGTGTAACACCGCTACTGGGAGCTCCAGTTGGTAATTCCGTTGGAGGGGGCGGGGCTATTGGGAGTAGTGCATCCAACTCCATGTTGAGGTCACTTAGGTTTGGCACTTGTTAGTCCTCGTGATTTAGAGACGCGGATTCGGTGGTGGTGCTTGCAATACGTAGTCCGTCCGTTTCGTGCGCGGGCATTGCTACCGAATGTGTTTGCTGGTCGATAGGTGCCGCAGTCTGAGCAGTAGCAGCTTACCACCCCTTCGATCACTACGTCCTCGTTGGTTTTTGGTGTTGGGGCTGTCATGTATAATTATACCTTTGAGTTTTTGGGGCGAAAATTTTTCGCGTTTGTATAATTATACATGGGAAAAATTAAAAAAACTATGAGGGGCAGACGTAGAAGGTAGGCGGGGGGCCGGGGGGGTGTACCCTCACCCCCCATAACGCGTGAGCTTGCGAACACCGTTGGACGCGCCGCGAGCCTATAGGGCGTGAGCTTGCGAACACCTATAGACGCGACGAAAACCCGACGACGACGACGACGAGCTTGCGAGGAGGAGGAGGAGGAGGGTTTTCGGAGCCGCGATTTTTCTGCTCTCAGCGGGAGTTTGGGCACAAAAAAGCCCACATATAGCGGGCTTCATTATTATTTCAGACACAAAAAAGCCCCCATTATGGGGGGCTTCTCTGCTGTTATGGGTTGTTATTCGTCGTCGTCAGTCTCTTTCTTGCTTGCCGCCTTACGGTTCATCTCGGCTTGCGCGGTATCCCATGCGCTGGTTAGCTCGTCCTCAAGGTCGGACAAACTCATTTCGTTTTTAATCGCAAATAGGCATAGGGTAATAAGGCGGTCACTAATCACGTCGAGCGGCTCGCTCTCGTCGGCTTCACGCTTAGGCGTGCAATAGGTCAACAAGGTAGACCAGTTCTTAGCGCGTGCCACTTTATCGCTGTTCGCACGCCCATCTTCGACGGCTGTTAGTACCGTCTTGAGCTGACCAAGCATAGTGCTAGTCACTCGACGTTGTGCCGCCTCACTGCCCTTGTGGGCTTCTGTGATGCGCATAACTGCCAAACCATGCGCGGTTATTAGATGCGCTTTATCAAGCGTTTTAACCCATGCTTGCGCGGTCTCAAGCATAAGGGCAGACGCGCCCTTAGCCAAGCCCATAAGTTTTGCGGCAAGTTCGCTGGCAAGTTCACCAGCGCGGATGTCTTGTGACGATAGTACAGGGGTAGCGATTGTTAAAGTGTTCATGATGATTCCTTTTGCCCATTGGGCGTTAATGTTAAACGTTTTGTCTTGTTGACGGTTCTATTATATGACACGAGTTCCCCCGTGTCAAGTATTTTACAAATTATTTTTTACGATTGTGCAATAATGCGAGATTGACAGTGCCGACTTCTTTATCTGCGAGCATTAAAACAAATTCATTATTGCGGCGCGGCGTGTTAATCCATACGCCTACGCCAACGGTTGCCCACTCCCCATTCAAAGGGTAGTAATCCAAACAATCACGCACGATAATGCGAATCGCACGTTTCACCTGCACCATCATGCTTTTGTCTGCTACTAATAGATCGTTCATATATAGTCCTTCTGCCCATTGGGCGTTAATGTTGCTGTTTGTCTTGTTGACGCTTCCTATTATAAGGGCGCAGGCATATCGTGTCAAGTATTTTCTAAACTATTTTATTTATTTTTGACAATCTCAAAAATCCTGCACATGTCAAAATTTTGACTCGCCCACGTACGCGCGTGTGCATATAGGGTACTACAAACTGATGCGGGAGCGACTGATGTGAGAGCTGCAGCCACCTCCCCTTGGCACACCACGCCGTGTCAAAATTGACAATTCCAAAAATCCTGCAACGGTCAAAATTGACACATCTGCGTAGTTTCTGGTGCGTAGCCCCCGAGGTTTTCAAGGCGGAGGGTACGCATTACATACTACGCACGCAGACTGACGCGGGAGGAGGCAAGTTCTTTACATTTCCGCGTTTCCAGATTTCAAATTTTTCGTTTTTATAATGACTAGCGTCATTATAACTTTCTGAGCCCCTGCTGTCAAGAGGGCAGAATAGCTATTTTTCACCTATTTTCGCGTGAAAAATAGTAAAAAAGTTGGCACGCTTATTGCTTTGGAAAGGACTTGCAATTTCCAGATTTGGAAATTTGGGGTGAATCTGCGAACGATTCTCATCTTGCCTGGAAGTTTAAAGGACTTGACATTTCCAAATCTGGAAATTTAAAGGACTTGACATATGCAAGTCTTTGACTGTAAAGGACTTGCGTAAAATACTTGCAAATCTGGAAACCACCTGGAAAAAAAACTCCATATTTATCTAGTTACTTACATCAATTTCCAGGTTTCCGATAAAATAAACTAGATATATATAGAGACACCTGTATAATTATACAAAGATTTAGCGCTCAATATATTGTATTATGTTTTTTTGGCTGGAAACGCGGAAATTCGTCGCAACTCGTTGATTTCAAAGGTTTCCCAATTTCCAGATTCATTTCCAGATGAAAAAATCAACGACTTACGTGGGTTTTGCCTGGAAATTGCCAACTACTTGACAATTTACCCTCCCTATGGTATAATATACCTAGAAAGTGAAAAATTACCTGAAACAAAGTAATGACCCTACTTTCTGTAACATTAACGGTCAATGACCACTGGAGTACCCCATGATAGTAGCCACCCGCATAGGCAAGGCAGCACCATATCGCCGCCACTACGAACCCCTCATCTTAAAGGAGCTTCCAAAAGCTCCCTTGCCTGTATATTCCCCTCACCACAAAAACGGTGAGTATCGACCAGTGCCAAAATCAAAAACACACATCAAACCATGGGTTGACCTAAAGCTCAAACTTGATGCACTATTACCCCTCATGGCGTTAGGGCGCACCATCGTCTATGCCTTCCGTGGCGACACACCACAGGTGCATCTATCAAGTGCCGTCCCCAACCCAGAAGAACTGTTCCCATACACAGAACACACCGCCAGCTTAATTCAATGCAATATAGGAGCGTACCTATGATCACCCCAGACCCACACAAAGAAGCAAACGAGCCACCAGACGCATCAGACATCGTCTGGATGGTGTTCCTATTCGTAGTATCCGCCGTACTCATCGTAGTCGCCCTATTAGACCCAGTTGTGGCGCACTAATGGCTTCCCGTTCTGACCAACTAAACCTTCTTCCAATCGAAGACAAACGCCGCAGACTCACTGCGGAGCAAAAAGAGGAGATACGCCAACTAAAGGGCATTGCGAGTATCCACTCAACAGCCAAACAATATGGCGTATCACGACGAACGATACAGTTCATCCAATACCCTGAGCGTCTCGTTGCCAACCATGAGGCTCGTGACGCTCGAGGTGGATGGCAACAGTATTACGCCAAAGCAGTACATAGCGAGTACACGGCACGTTGCCGTGCGCACAAAGCCCAAGTGATCAAGGAGACAGAAATATGAGCAGAGACGTACCAGAGCTACGCCGCCGCATAGACAAAGCAGAGCGTCTATTGCGCACCGCCAACGAACGCATCACGCTATTAAGCATGGAGCGAGATGAAGCCCTCCAAACTGCCGCTAGAGCCGTAGAAATCCGAGACGTAATATCTCGCATATACATGGGGTTCCTCATGGAGGCAAGGACTGTAAGCGAATTGCGCACATGGTTCGGCGCATTCCTGCGGGAAGCTACTGAGTTCGCAGAGTCTGGCGATCAGGCAGGTGGCAGGGCTTTATTAGAACGGCATGGCGTATCCCTGCGCACACCGTCAATCGAGGAGATCACCAGTGGTCGTTGGGCTAACAGCGACTGAGTTCTTAAACAGTACAGGGGGGCTGCTGGTTGCTGATTGCACCAATTCCCCCGTACCCATACGGTCGTACAAAAAACACATAGCCACGCTATCACTGTACGACCATACCAAACACCACGCGACTGAGGTGGCACTCACCAATATCCGTGGTATCAACATGCACACATCACGAGGGACGTTCTGCATAACATACAGACACAAACCCCTCCTAACCTTGGAGTTTTTAAGATGACTTTATTACAACTGTCTAAAGAAAAGGCATTGGACATAGTGTTTAACACCCGCCCACACCTGCCTAACGATTGGGACGTGGCTATGGAGGCGGACTTTAACGACCGTGAAGGCTTCGGGGACGCCTTCGTTGTGGGCGACCCCTACTATGGGTACAGCAACGACTATGTTTGCAGCACCTTACGTTCCTTACATGATCAGCTATACGGCATGGCTGAGGCTGCCATCAGCACGGTGCACGAGTCAGCCAGTAAAGAAGCTAAGCACCAACCACACTCCTACAACTGAAGGAGAATGATATGCGATTCGCTAACAAAATCGACATTACTACGGAGCTACTTGCGGGTAAACGATTCAGAGTAGGCACAGGCGGTGTAATCCACTATGACCCACGATTCGCTAACGCTTTTCGGTTTGAACACACCGATATAGGGGTCTTATACGAGTTATTCGACCAAGATATTTGGACTGAAGTCGGGCATACCCCCGAACCAGAAACACTTTTTACAACTGAAGGAGACAATCATGAAATTTAATAGCAAAGCGCACATGACCCGTGCCCTTATCGAGGGTAAACGTTTCAGATTAAGCACAGGCAGCGTGGTTTACTACGATGAAAGATTTGCCAACCCGTTTCGGTTTGGGGATACCGGTATGGGCGTTTTATGGGAGCTGTACGACAAAGACGTTTGGACTGAAGTCACCCCAGTGCACACCCACCAAGCCTTGATTGACGCCTACCACGAGGGGCAAGCATGGCAATGCACAGTACCAGCCATGTATGGCGCGTATGCTGATTGTGTGAGCAATGGAGCATGGGTTGAACCATCGTGGGACGAGCGCATCACATACCGCCTTCACCCTCACGATACCTTAATCCAAGCGCACAACGCTGGTGCGAAGATTCAAGCATTCGTACACGCCCTAGGAGCCTGGGTAGAGCAAGCCAACCCCGATTGGGACACAGATGTCCAGTACCGCGCCAAACCCGTCACAAAGGTTGTACATGAGTGGATGTGTAAACCGAAGCTCGGGCACACGTGGGAACTTGAGGAGCTGCTTCTGAGCGAGGAAGAAGCTAAGGAATACTACCTCAACGGGCACGATTATCAGAAGACAGGGCGTTCATGGGAGGTGGAGGCGTAAACCTAGCCGATAAAATGCACCAAACTACGGGGTGTCAAATAACTGGCACCCCTGTATCAACTACAAAAGGAATTTAATTATGACCACGACATTTGAAACCGCCAAAGTATGCGACAAGGTTTTCTCACCCCTTTTTGGGTGGGGGGTGATTGAGCGTATAGATACGAGCGACAGGCACCCAATATTTGTACGCTTTGCTCACGATAACTCTGTTAGTAGTTTCACAGTAGAAGGGTACTACCGTGTGGACTTACCACGCCAGTCCCTATTCTGGGGTGAAGTATCTATTGAGGCTCCCCCAAAACCGCTACCCACCAGGTTGTTTAACGGGGTGGAGATTCTGGACATCTCTTTCAAACCTATTCCAAGAATGTTCGCATACATCCCTGCGCCGACGCACCCAGACCTATGTGTGCGTATTTACTATTGCGATAACCGCGCTAATGAGCACCTTATCGGTAACCGACTATGCTACCCAGATACAGAAATTGGTATGCAGGCGGCTATCATGCACGCCAAGGCTATGCTGGGCATTAACCCGCCCAAATAAATAGATAACTTGACTTTTGGTCAAGTATTTGATATAATATACCTAGAAAGTGAGAAATTACCTGCGACACGGCGGTTTCTCACAATCTTTGGGACTGTAGCTCAGTTGGTCAGAGCAGTCGACTCATAATCGATTGGTCGTTGGTTCAAGCCCAACCAGTCCTACCATACAAATCCTACAAAGGAGATTCATAATGTTCAAGACAACGCACATTGGGTTAAAGAGCATCAAGGCTACCGCGATGACCCGTGCAGCATATAATGAGTACCGTGGGTGGGCACTACCCGCAAACGAACGCGGCGATGACGCAGGATACCTAGTCGAGTATGAACCTCGTGTAGGTGAGGAATCAAATGTTAAAGGTCACGATGGGTACGTCTCATGGTCACCAGAACAAGTGTTCGCCGACGCGTACCGTGACCTGCATGGTAATTTACCTTTCGGGCTAGCGTTAGAGCTAGCGAAGCAAGGGCGCAGTATCGCACGTCGCGGCTGGAACGGTAAAGGTCTGAAAGTCGCTGTGCATCAACCGACGGAAGGCTCAGATATGACGTTGCCGTACCTGTATATGCAGTATCCGACTACCCCTGCAAGTGACAGTGCGCCCATCTCGCACATTAATGCAAACGTACCTTGGTTGGCGAGCCAGACAGACCTTCTAAGTTCTGATTGGTACGTGGTAGAGGAGAACTAAATGGAAAATCAACATCGTTTAATCACAGGATACCGCGAACTAAGTCAAGAAGAAATTGACTTGATGAACGATATTAAACAAGTCGGGCAAACACTCGATGCACTAACGCAGCGTTTGTTGTCGGTAGACTCAACGGATAAACGTTGGGTAAGTATCGGACGAACGGACTGCCAAACTGGTATTATGGCAATGGTTCGTAGCGTAGCTAAACCAACTTCTTTCTAAGTACCCAAACGTTCTGGTTTGGCATCCATCTGGGTATCAAACCAGTCCTACCAACCCACAAGGCATTCCTACGAGTGTCATGTGGGTTGGTGGCAACATTAACATTAACTTAAACATTAACTGGAGAACGCTCATGTACACTACTGACATGACACACGACGAAGTCGTAAACACCATCGCCGCAACAGGCACTGACGTAACATACATCATCACAGGCGAGCCGGGAATCGGCAAATCTGATCTGCTCAAACGCCTAGCTTCTACCCTCCCATCCTACCAACCCATCTACGTTGATTGCCCTACGATGGACATCCCTGACATCCAGCTTCCATTCGTGGAAGCGGGCACGTCTCGGTTTGCCACGAACGCTATGTGGGGCGGGGACAATACACGTCCAAAGCTCATCATGTTGGACGAATTACCCAAGTCTAGTAACGTAACTCGCTTGTTATTCACCCGCCTGCTGTTAGATCACGTGATCGGCGCATACACGTTGCCCGAGGGATCAATCGTATTTGCGACGGGCAACCGTACACAAGACGGCGTTGGGGATGTATTCCCTGCACACATGAACAACCGAGTCGGTACACTGCCACTCGCCAAGCCGACTGCCGAACAGTGGTTGCTATGGGCAGAGAACAACGGCATTGACCCTGTAGTCCGCGCATTTGTGAACCAATTCCCACACACAATGGAGCCAGCAGGGTCTCCACAAAACCCCTATGTTTTCGACCCGAAGACACGCACGGATAAATTCGTGTCCCCTCGCTCCTTATCTAAAGCCAGCGTTGTTATCAGTAAGCGTAGTACCCTTGGGCGTTCCAGCACAACAAAAGCCGTTGCGGGTATCCTAGGGGCGTCTGCTGCTGCTGACCTGTCCGCATACCTCGACCTAGCTGACCAACTACCTTCATGGCAGAGCATCATGGCTACACCAGACAAGGCAACGGTGCCAACTGCTACTCCCGCACAGCTAATGATAGCCTACGGCATGAGCGATAAAGTTCGCGGGGTACCGACAAAAGATTTGGCACCTATTGTGGAAACGCTGGTCACCTACGGTAACCGTATGCACCTAGAGGTAGCAGCGGTTGCGTTTATCGGTATGTTACGTGCCAACGTGATGTGCGCGACGAACAAAAAATTCCAACAATGGGCAGGAGACAACCAATGGGCAATGAAGTAAGCATATCGGACGCGGTGTCAGGGTGGGAGTTCGATAGCGCACTCCGCGCATCCAACTATATGGATCGTATGCCAGAGGCAATAAGGGCACACCTGCCTGATGGCGTGGTGGACGTGTTCAAAAGGTTATTGGCATCTAGCGCGAGCACTAAAACACGGCATTTTTCACCGCTTATGTACCACCCCCACGTGCTCGCGTGGGCGATACTAATCCGTGAACATGTGTCTACGGCGATCAAGTTGCGAGAAGGGAGCATACCTATTTCCCACGCGCAGGTTCATTGGGGTGCTGTGTGCAGTGGGGGTATAAATGCAGAAGCGTCGTTAGGTCGGGTAGACTTTACCTGCCTACTGGCAGATAACGATGCAAGGGTATCCGCACGGTTCAACCGTATTACGTTGACATCAATACACACGGCGGGGTCGAACGTGATAAGACTGTCCGTACGGTCTGACCGAGTGGTAAACGTAGACGGGTCGATGAGCCAGCTATTGTATAACTTGATGGAGGTCACGCTAGGAAAAACCAAATACTCCGCTGACGGTGGTAACGAGCGACGCTCACTGCATACCCCATTCATGTGGGCAGAGACAGGGGTACCGATTGGGTGCGAACTCCCTCGGTTTCCCTCGTTCTACTACATACCATCTCGGGAGGACTTCAACGAGCCACAGATGTCTGGAACGATTGTAAGGTACGTCCCAAACCCAGAGTGGGCGCGTAACGCCACTCGGAACGATATGATGAAATATAAGAAGGACAAACCTACGCAGGAGGTGGCTGATAAATTGTCGGCGCAACTGCAGGAGATATTCGACACCATGGTAACCATGGGTGTTGCGCGATATGAGCCTACCCCGGGTCAGTGGAGGCAATATGCTGGGGATGTGCGGTCTCGTATCGCTGCACTCGTAACGCCGATAACTCCTTACATCTCCAACACCATGGCAGAGGAGATCACGGAGGAGGTTAATGAGATAATCGAGTGGGCTACCCACCCGCCCGTAAGAGGCGTCACCCACGAGGTGCTCGTACCTAAGCTGGTGGATACCAAACGGTATGTAAGTAGAAGAATGGGCGTATGGAGACCATGAGCCCAGTAGAAACAGTAACATAAGGAATAATCATGAACATATCAGTTGAGCAGCGCATAACTCGCGCTAACATCGCCATCATGAGGTCAACCTCTTGGGGTTTTTTGGGTGGCATTATCAAGACAGGTAACGTGACCGTCGAATCAATCGGAACCGCCGCCACTGACGGCATAAACGTTATGTATGACCCGAACTTCGTAGAAACATTGAACGATGCAGAGCTTCGGTTCTTGGTACTGCATGAGAACATGCACAAAGCCTATCGACACATGAGTACATGGGTCGGGCTGCGTAACATCGATGCACAGATGTGCAACATGGCGATGGATTACGTTATCAACGGGGAAATCCTAGCGAACAAAGGCGACCTCGATGTGTCGATGCCTGAGGGCGGGCTGCACGATCCAAAGTTTGCTGGTATGGACACGCCTACCGTGTTCCGCCACCTGATGGCTGACCCTAGCCTATATCGTGGGCTTGGTAACGGTATGGACGGGCACATAATGGACAAGCCCGCCCCCGCTGAGGAGCAAGCAGAGATGGACATCGCTATCCGCCAGAGTGCGGGAAGTGCGCCAGCAAACAAGGCGAGAGCCATTCAGAGTGCGTCAGTAGTCAAACGTAATTGGCGGGAGCTATTACAGGCAGAGTGGAATACTACAGTACCAGGGCGCGATGACCAGTCATGGTCTCGTGTCAACCCTGTGTACCTAACCATGGGTATATACCTGCCGGGGTCTGTGGCAGTAGCTGCAAAACATGTGAACTTCTGCATCGACACGTCGGGCAGTATCAGCCAAGATGTTATCGGTAAGGCAGCGGCGACCGTTGCCGACCTGTGTAGCTCATGCCCACCCGAGAGCCTGAACGTTATTTGGTGGGACACACAGGCGCACGTACAGCCTGTGCCTACTGAGGCATATAGCTCAGTGACCAGTATCCTCAAGCCCCAAGGCGGTGGTGGTACTGATCCGTCATGCCTAATAGAGCACATACAGGGCGACGAGTCATTCACCATCGTCCTTACGGACGGGTATTTTTATAAAGACAGTGCGAAAGACTTCCCAGTCAACACCGTATGGTTGTTAATCGAGGGCGGGACAGCAAATGCAATTACCACTGGCAAAGTATTGGAGATGTAGCATGGGAACATATAGCGACGTTGCATTATACGTGTATCCTGCACAGGCAGATGAAGAAGTTACAAACGCGTACAAAGCGTGGATGGTGATTAACAAGGCACGGATAGTAGACTTGATTATAGGGGCAGGGTTAGAAGTTAGTAAGGACTTTGAGGTGGACATCTTCGCACATAGTGGACTGAAGTGGTATGGGTCGCATGTAGATGCGCTTATGACGGTGTTAGGTGACGAGCTAATAGACATCCCATTCCTATCGTGGGAGTTGATCTCGGTGTCCGAGGAGGATCACAGAGAATACTTATTCTCAAATAAATCGTCGTATCACCTAGGTACGCGGATAACATTCACAATCGACGGGGAGGATGCATGAACATACCAGCCTGGGACGAGAAGCTAACAACCAATAAGGCTGTTAGGGCTAATCTTAAACTCGCGCCATACATGGCTGTAACGAGTAAAGGTGCGACCTCCCGCACGTGGCGCGATAGTGTAGCTAGGGGGCACATATTCGGTAACCCCGACTTGCTGGTGGAAGCATTGTTGTATCGGGAAATCATCCGTACAAAGCATGAGCAGACAGCTAGAAGCGCATACACCAAACTTACCAGTGCAGTGGGAGGGTCAGCCCTTATCGGCTGTATATCAGGGTACCGGTGTGTACTACAAATTACAGAGCCAGGGTACACACTACTCACCAATATATGCGGAGTTAATGTTCGATTAACCAAATACAGCACAACATATACCATATCAGTTGAAGACACGTACAGGTGCAGCACACAGTCACGGGCGGTATCAGACACCCTGTGGGACTTATGTGGGTTGAACCGAGCGCCTGCCAAATACAAACTCGATAAGTTGGTGTCATACCGTGAACTGAGCATAGGAAACAACACATGCACCAAGTGGCTGACCGTAAACTGTGACATAGTAGATGGTGAGCTGCAGATTGGTGTAGCTAGCGGCGGTCTACTACCAGCCACGCGTCCAACCAAAGGGACTAGCAAAATAGTTAAGGAGGCACTCGCGCTACTCACCCCAGTAGTAGAAACCATCGTACTGATGGAGCCGAAGTGCAGCAAAGTGGTGCGTGGTACATGGAACCGATATGACGTAGCGCGGCACATGAGCGGCAATGTGAAATGCGGTATGACTATAGACGAACTACAGGAGGTACTTGTCACAGAACTGCGTAAAGGTATAGCGTCTAACGACTCAGCGGTACTCGTCCCCACCACAGCACAGCTATCGTACTTTGTACGAGTGATACATAACTTAAACAAATAGGCGGAACATAAAATGGCAACAGATTCAAGAGCATACAGCGGCACCCACTTCAAGATTGTGGACTTCATTAAAGCGGGGCGCACCAAACAGTCCCGGAACTTCAACGGCTCTCGTACCTGGTCGCTATATAACAGCGACCAGGAGGACGAGTGTGTAGAGCTATCGCTGCACGGAAACACGATCGCCAGGCACAGTCGCACAACTGGGTGGGAGATAAACCTATGCGGGTGGGTGACGAGGACAACGATGAGTACGTTAGCGGATTGTACCCCAGCCAGAGTGTCGACTAGGGGCGGAGTACCCAATATAGAAGGGTGGGTCGTACCTAGTAGGGGGTGGTGTGCAATACGGGATGACGGTCGTGTAGCCAGAGACCCCGCGAATAACCGCCCTATCAACTTCGAGCCGCATACCAAACAGGTGGCAGACAACGCGGCGGTGAGGTACATCAACAAGCACAAGCTGGGCGAGGTATATGCGCTGCGCAAGTCTATGGCGTACATGCACGAGAGGGACGAAAGAGTCGTCCAACCGTGGCTGCTGCGGGACTTCATGCGTAGCGTACTCATATCTGGGGACGACATAACGTCTGTCCAACCAGAGGTACTCAACTCGGTACTCAACGCCACTGGTGCCCAGCTTAACGAGGCAGTTAGGGTTGTTACCAGAGCATACGTAGGGATGCTGTTCGAGAACATGAACAGCCCCGTTGCGTACGCAACTGAACGGTTATGTGTGATTAAGGAGGCGATAGCATGAAGCCTAGGTTCATAGCGTATGCAGTCGCTAAAGAGATACACAACAACATCATGGCGGTACTGAATGGTAAGCCACAGGTAAGCACGTACACCCAGTACGTAACACGAGCGGGTGGTGACCCGATATACCACAGCAGCCTTACTCTATCGAAGCCTACCAAGGGTATGATCCCCCATGTTGATGGGTGGAGCACGATAGGTAGTACAGGTAATAGTATCGTGTTTACCCACAAGGCACTCGACAAATACTGCACAATAACCGTGACCCCGACCAAGATCGTGTTCAGTCCCTATGTATTCGATAAGGGTAACCGAGTCCGCATAGCACGCCTGATGAAAACGCTCGGTATGGGAGACCAGCTATACCTCCGCATGGAGTATGCCCGCTACAACAGTAGCGGGCATAAGAGAACTAATAACGTAGGGTACCCAACACGGAACGACGGACACAGAGTACACATATACTCATACATGGGTAAGGGTAAGTCTAGTAGATCGTGTGGCAGTAGGTTCGCTGGAGATACAATCGAGTATCACTTTAAGACCGGCGGGGTAGTAGCAGTGACACCTAGCCATAGCAGTGGGCGTAGAGCGCAGTTCGCTATGTGGGGGTACAACCAAGCGGATGTTATGTTTCGAGACATAGAACAAGGCATCAGCATACCAATACCAGAGTTCGTAGACACGGTGTGCGCAGCAATAACCGCTATATACAGTATCGGCGCACAGAGAGAAGCGCACGAGCGGAGCAAGAGCTACTCACTTACAGATGCCTCCACGTCCCAGTCCGCATTTATCGACCACGTGATATGTACCCTAATGAATACCAAGCAGCACGACAGCGCATCATTATATCGCGGCATAATAAAGCAAGCGGCACTTGGTTTACTTCGCAACCTACAGATAACCCACAAGCAGGCGCACATCGTGGTGTACACACCGCTAGAGGGAGACGGGCTACCATACAGTATGCGGGAGTACATAGCAACAGACACCAAGCTTATGCTTATGCCTTGCGAGTGGACAACAGTATATGTATAATTATACACACTAAACATCAACACAAACAGGAATCCATATGGAAACTAGACTAGACACGGCGCAATTCAAGGCGCTAACTGCATTCGACATCGCCCTAGTAGGGGAGATGCGCGAGATGAAATCCTTCTTGACCCGTCGATGGGCATCACTAGAGCAGCGGTTACCCGCACTGCTCACAATCACACCAGCACAGGCGGAATGCCTAGACTCCGAGGACATGGCAGCGTACCACTTCGCCATGGCATTCGCATACCACTACCCCACAACCGAGGCAACGAATGAGCAGTGACACAACGCTCCGTGTGTCCATTGCTATATCTGCGGTGTTACTGATATCAACACTTGCCCTTCTATCCGAAGTAGGCAAGTGCAGACTAGCCAAGAACACACTGGCATCAGTTAATGCCGCCTGCGAGAATGGCGGATACATATGGGACAGAACCTATACACACAAGTACAGATGTGTGTATGCAGGACCGATAACTATTGACGATATGAAGAAGGATTGATTATGGACTCAACAGAGAAAATGACCGAGGACATGGCGAGCCTCAAGGCACGGATGGTCGCCGTGTTAGCAGACAACAAGCGGATGCAGGACGAGTTGATGTATGGCAGAGACAGCATCAATATGAAATCGCTGCGCCGATTCATGGAGGCAGCTAACCAATTACCAGGCGACTGGCAGACAGCCCTACTATACCGCGAGTTGATCGAAGAGGAAGTGGTCAACGAGTTGTTCACTGCATTTGATGAACTGAAGGCAATCGCACATACCGACGATATTGTAGCGAAGGATGCGATACGTATCCGAATCTTAGATGGCATTGCGGACGGCATGGTTACCCTAAAGGCGTTTGGCGAAGCACTAAATATGGATGTGGTAGGCGGGTATAACGAGGTAATGCGTAGCAACATGACCAAGATCAACGCAGATGGAACTGTGCAGAAAAACCAGTATGGTAAGGTGATCAAACCAGACACATACCACGCACCGCGCTTGGGGCATTTAGTATGAGTCAACTAGAAAGCATCATCCTATTTACAGCGTCAGTGGTGGTGGCTATGGCGTTATTGGTTATCCCGCTTATGTGGGTGGGGTATTGGGTTGCAAAAGGCGTTAAACTAGCAGGAGGGCTAGGGGTATGAGTTTAGTAGATACCGTCAAGACGTGGTTCCGCACCACATGCACAGTAGAAGTGCCCGTGGACAGTAGACCATACCCCCGCGTCGACATCTCAGTTAGGGGTATATTGGAATCATCCGTACTTCTAGCGATCCAAGTGTCAGAAGAACGCGACCCTTGGGTCGGCTGGTTCAACAGTGTCGAAGAAGCCGAGGCGGTGGTAAGCGCAGTAACAGATAACATGCGCCTCGCAGCCGAGGCTACTAAACGTATTCAGGAGAAACTGCATGGGGCTTAACCAGATTAAAGCAGAGTTTATAGAACGTATGGGCAGCGACACACGGGTGGTAGATGCCGCGCGTGTTAGCTTCGACAAGCAGAGCGATGGTAGCGACCCAGAGGGAGACGCAAAGCTAATCAAGTACCTAGCTAAGCACGACCACTTCACACCATTCACCCATTGCAGTATCACGTTGCGTGAGACGGTACCTATCTTTGTGGCACGGCAGAGGTTTAAACATACAGTAGGTTTTACCTACAACGAGATTAGCCGACGATATGTAGACAGCACACCAGAGTTCTTCCTCCCTGATGAGTGGCGCGAACGTCCAGAGGGCAGTGTTAAGCAAGGCAGCGGATCAAACTCGGTTACTACCCTACCTCAGCATTACGGGCTAGTACGTAACATAGACTCAGCGGTTGCTTACCTATACGCACACGCAGGAGACCTATACCGCGCTATGCTGGACGCCAATGTAGCACCAGAGATGGCGCGTATGGTACTGCCGCAGTCAATGATGACCAGCTACTATGTGACTGGGTCACTCATGGCGTTCGCTCGTGCATATAAGCTGCGAAGCGACACACACAGCCAGCTAGAGAGCCAACACCTGGCACACCACTGGGATGAAATTATCAGACCGCTGTTCCCTGTGTCATGGGCAGCGTTAGTAGGTACCAAGGAGGAAGCATGAGCATGTTGGACATGTACCGCAGGCGGTACAACAACTTGAGAGAGGAAAACGAAAGGATGCGCAAAGACCTCGCCCGTAGGGACACAGCGATGCTATTAATGCTGGTCGTGTCTATTGTGGCGTTAACACTAATGGGAGTATTGAAATGAGCACGTTAGAACCGATAGATTATTTGGCTGGCACACAATACAGCCAAAACAGCGCAACAATAGGACGTAAGGACGATGCGGGCAAACCCCGCTTCGACCTGATGCCAGCCGTAGCTGAACTAAAGATTGCTGAGGTGCTTGAGTATGGCGCACGTAAGTACGCCCCAGATAACTGGCGCAAGGTTGACAACCCAGAAGCCCGTTACTTGGCAGCGGCGTTACGCCATATCAACGCGTGGCGTAAGGGTGAACGCCGCGACCCAGAGTCTGGACTATCCCACCTAGCCCATGCAGCGACCAGTCTAATGTTTGTAATGGAGTTAGTACCATCTGATTACGCCGAACGAGAGGAACGCAACGACCAGTGGGGGCACTAGGTTACGTATGGGGAACCATCAAGAAAGTATTATAAGGCGCAGACGCACTCAACTCATGGTTCATTCCTATCTGTACTACGAACTAAACACCACGATGGTTACGGACGACAGATGGCAGGCGTGGGCTAATGAGTTGGTCGCACTGCAGCGAGAGCACCCAGAGCCTATCGGATTCTTCGACGACCTGTTCAAAGACTTCGACGGGTCTACTGGGTATCACCTAACAAAGAACGAGTGGGTACGTAATGTGGCAACTCGTTTACTAATGTACAACCCGCATACGAGGGATAAATAAATGAGTATTTTCAAACCGACAAAGGTATCCCACTTAGAGCAGCCTATGTTCTTAGGGGAAGGCGTAGCCGTAGCACGATACGATACAGTAAAGTACCCGTGGATTGATAAGCTGACCGAACGGCAGCTCGGATTCTTCTGGGTTCCACAGGAGATCGACCTATCAAAGGATGCGATCGACTTCAAAGAACGTATGACCGACAACGAGCGTCATGTGTTCACGAGTAACCTGAAGTACCAGACCTTACTGGACTCAGTACAGGGGCGAGCACCTACCCTAGCTTTCGGAGCGATCTGTTCGCTACCAGAACTGGAGACATGGTTACAGACGTGGGCTTTTTCCGAGACCATCCACTCTCGCAGCTACACCCACATCCTGCGCAACGTGTACCCGAACCCGACAGAAGTGCTTGATAGTATCACCATGACGCCAGAGATTCTTGAGCGTGCCTCAGCGGTGACAGCAGAGTATGACAGCCTAATTATTCGTAATGCTATTAGGTCACTAGATAAACCACAAAACCCTGCGGAGCACCGCAAGCAAATCTTTAAGACGCTGGCATCGGTCAACGTACTAGAAGCAGTGCGGTTCTACGTGTCCTTCGCCTGTTCGTTCGGCTTCGCAGAGCGTGCGTTAATGGAGGGCAATGCCAAGATCATCAAGTTGATTGCCCGCGATGAAGCCCTTCACCTGTCTGGTACGCAGCTTATGTTGCAAGCCCTAATGTACGGCGACGAAGGAGACGTATGGCAACAGACGGCAGCAGAGTGCATTGATGATCTGTTCAAACTATTCGATGACGCGGTGGAGCAGGAGAAGAATTGGGCTAACTATCTGTTCAAGGATGGTAGTGTTCTAGGGCTTAACCCCGAGATTCTTGGCAGCTACATCGAGTACATCGCCAACGTGCGCATCAAGGCATTAGGCTTTGATCATCGTTACCCGACCACAAAAGACCCGTTACCGTGGATGCGAAGCTATTTAGTCAGCGACAACGTACAGGTAGCCCCACAAGAAAGTGAGATAACTTCCTACGTATCTGGCGCCATTGATATGAACATCAGTGATGATGCCCTATCTGGCTTTTCGCTATAACAGGAGTAGTGGAGATGAGTAATAACTTTATGTCCGATGTCTATGCGGCATACGGTAGCGAGTTCGGTATGCCAGCCGGTATGCATCTGGTAACGATCGACTTCGAGACATTCTATTCTACGGAGTTCACGCTTACTAAACTACAGACGTCAGAGTACATCGCTGACCCACGGTTCAAGGTGCATATGGTGGGTGTTAAGGTGGGGGATACCCCTACCCGTGTGGTTACACACGAGGAGTTCAAACTCATATGCCCTAAGCTCAATGCCCCCAACGTTGCTATCCTATGCCACCATACCCACTTCGACGGCATGATATTGGAGCAGCACTACGGGGTTCGCCCCGGTATGTGGCTTGACACACTGTCAATGGCACGTGCGGTACTAGGTAAGAGCGTACGGAGTCATTCACTAGACAGCGTAGCCAATGCGCTTGGCGTAGGTCGAAAGATGCTAGGCGTTATGGACGTTAATGCCAAAGGTGTTGTCGACCTAGACGAGAACCAGTACAAGGCTATGGCTGAGTATTGCATCAACGACGTCGACTTAACCAAGGGCATATTCGATGCTATGATCGGAGGATTCCCGCAGCGGGAGCTACGCATTATCGATTCGCTAATCCGTATATGGACAGAACCGAAGTTGTTATCCGACTGGGTTATGCTTAGCGCATACCTAGCAAAGCTGGATGCCAAGCGTGAGGAGATGATCGCAGAAGCGGTGAAGTTAGCAGGGCTTGAGGACGTAGCCGAACTTAGTAGCTCCATTAAATTCGCTACCGCACTAACCAGACTAGGCATTGATCCGCCAATGAAGGTTAGCCCGACTACAGGTAAAGAGACGTACGCGTTCGCCAAGACAGATGAGGCGTTCACCGCACTACTAGAGCATGAGAACTACGCTGTATCACTACTGGTACAGACAAGGCTGAAGGTTAAGTCCACCATCGAGCAGTCCCGCGCCACACGTATGGCGGTTATGGGTATGCGTGGCGGGCTGCCTATCTACCTTAAATATTATGGGGCGCAGCAGACAGGGCGTATGTCCGGCGGGGACAAGATGAACTTCCAGAACCTACCGCGAGGCGGCACTATGCGTCAGAGTATTGTAGCGCCGAGGGGTAAAGTTGTAGTAGTATGTGACTCGTCCAACATTGAGGCGCGTGTACTTGATGCACTGGCTGGTAAAGCTGATGCGTTAGAAGTGTACCGCAATGCGGACAACGGCACAGGTCCTGATGTGTACTGCGTAGTAGCGCAGAGTATCTACGGGTACCCCGTGAATAAGAAGGATCACCCTTCGGAACGCCAGATGGGTAAGGTAGCCAAGCTCGGGCTAGGGTATGCCATGGGTAGTGCCAAGTTCGTTGACGCTGTGCGCACTATGGCTGGGCGGAAGATTACCCAATCCGAATCGAAGGTAGTTGTCGACGCGTACCGCAACTCCCATAAAGAAGTTATTGCTTTGTGGAAGGAAGCGGAGATAGCGCTGACTGCTGTTGTAGCCGGCGGGATAGGTGTAATCGGTAAGCACAGTTCGTTCGGTGGGCTCGTGTTCACGCAGGACGGTATCCTTTTACCTAACGGTATCCGTATCCAGTTCCCTAAGCTACACCGCACCGCTGATGGGTTCGCGTACCTAGAAGGCACCACCCCAGTCAACACCTATGGGGGTAAGGTCATTGAGAACGTGGTGCAAGCACTAGCCCGCATCATCGTGGTAGACCAGATCATGGATGCCGTTGACGAGTCAGGCGTACCTTACTGCCACATGGTGCATGATGAAGGGTTGTGGGTTGTGGACGAGGATAAAGCTCACTGGATGCTAGAGATAGCGGAACGCCAGATGCGTACCTCCCCGAAGTGGTGGACGGACATACCACTTAACTCAGAGGGCAGCTATGCCCGCTCGTATGGAGATGCGAAATGACTATAAAGAGACCAACTGCTTGGAGCTTCACCGCTCTAAGCACGTTCGAGACATGCCCGCTACAGTATAAACACAAGTATGTACTGAAGGATGTACCGTTCGAGGAGACGGAGGCGATCAAAGAGGGCAACAGAGCGCACACAGCGTTGGAGAACTTCATCGCTAAGGGTGAAGCACTGCCGTCGGAGTTCGCGCACTTCGCTCCAATCATGGCAGCCATTACTAAACACAAGTGCGAGCTTCGCCCAGAGCAGGAGGTAGCAGCTACCCGTGACTGGAAGCCTACTGCATACAGCTACCGTAACAAGGACGCGTGGGTTCGTGGTAAGGCCGACCTGTTGATGGTGTCTGGTGCTACCGCCATCGCCATCGACTACAAGACAGGCAAGGTAAAAGAGGACTCAGACCAGTTACGGTTGATGGCTGCGCTGGTATTCGTTAACAACCCACACATCAACACCATCTTAACGGCGTTCATATGGCTGAAGCACGGCAAGATGACTAGCCAAGTTATCCACCGCAACCACCTAGGCATCCTGCAGTCTGAGTACGGTGCCCGTATGGCTGAGGTCGAGCGGGCTAACGAGGTAGGGTTATACCCACCAAAGAAAAGCGGGCTGTGCCGTGGGTGGTGCCCAGTTAAGTCGTGCCAGTATTGGGAGAAACCTAAGTGACAACAATTAAATCGGATGCATCAGGGTTTGAGCTAGACATCGTGTCTGTCAAACCAGAAGAAATAACGGTGTGCTATGAGGACATCGTTATCCCAATTAACGCGAGCATTGCCGTTGCCACCTACGGGTCGGTAGCGGAAGCGATCAAAGCCCTAGGATATAAGGTGGTGACAAATGGCTAGCACACCGGAAGGTAAAGTAAAGGACGCGGTTAAGGCTACGTTGGAGGCGCTGGGCGTGCGATCTCTAAGCAGACCTACCAGAGTTACATGTCTTGATAATGGGGCGTACTACATGCCTGTATCTAACGGCATGGGTACCCACGGTATACCTGACTTTGTGTGTAGTGTACGCGGCAAGTCATTGTACATAGAGACCAAGGCTAGTGTGAAGAAGGAACCTACCGATCTACAGATGGCGGTGATAGCTGCGCTACGAGCTACAGGGTCGGTCGCCATCATTATTCGTTCCGTTGACGAAGCACGGGAGCGCCTACCTGTAGTGGTAGAGCAGATGATAAATGGCGCTAGTTAATTTCATAACCCGTGACGGTACGGTGATCATTCGGCACACGCCGGAGGCAGCAGCGATACTATCACATGCAGAGCAGCGGGAGTACAACGGGCATAACCTGCTCGTTGTACCCCATGGGTTACAGGAGTCTAAGGTACTGCGTAACTTAGGGTATCCCGTGATGTCGCCGGTAGCGTTACAGGAGAAGTTTTCTGGTGTGTTCCAACCCTATGAGCACCAGAAGGATACAGCGTCTTTCCTAACGTTGCACAACAAGTGCCTGTGTCTTAACGACATGGGTACTGGTAAGACGGCGGCGTCCCTATACGCTATCGATTACCTAATCAAAGTAGGTGAGGTTAAGTCTGTACTTATCGCTGCCCCACTGTCCACTCTTGAGTCTGTGTGGGGTGATGAAGTGTTCAAGGTAACTCCGCACATAACATGCACAGTAGTGACCGGTGGGCGCGAGAAGAAGGACAAGCTGTTACAGTCAGGGGCAACCATCCACGTTGTCAACCATGATGCGCTGAAGTTTATGGAGGCAGAGATTGCCACCCTTAACCCAGACCTAATCATCATTGATGAGGCTAGTATGTTCCGTACGGCGAGTGCGTCACGGTACAAGTCACTGGATAGGCTTGGGCGTAAGGCTAAACGGTTGTGGTTGTTCACCGCTACACCTATACCCAAGGCACCGACTGATGCGTGGGCACTGGCTAGGCTGGTAAACCCCAAGACACCGCCATACTTTAAGGCGTTTCAGCGCATGGTTATGGATCAGATATCCACATACAAGTGGGTACCTAAAGCAGATGCGAACAAGACAGCATTCGAGTTCCTAACGCCGGCTATCCGTTACAAGAAGTCCGACTGTTTAGACCTACCGCCTGTTACGTACGTCGATATCAAGGTGCCCATGACTGCTAAACAAACGGAGGTGTACAAGAAAATCCAGTCGTCCATGCTGATGCGCAATGATGACGGCACCACGATCACTGCCGTTAATGCAGCGGTGAAAATGCTGAAGCTGCTACAGGTATCGGCCGGTGGTGTATATGACGACGACCACACGTTCCAAGACGTAGGTACCGAGCAGCGCATCGATGTAGTAGCTGACCTGGTGGAGCGCACGAACAACAAAGTTATCGTGTTCGTACCATTCAAGATGCTTATGCACACCCTCGTGGGTGCGCTGGTCGATAAGCATGGGCTAACTGTATCTATGGTTAACGGTGACGTGTCTGCTGGTAAACGCAGGGATATATTCCATGACTTCATGCAGCCTAACGGCGCTAAGGTTCTGGTTGCACACCCAGCCACCACATCACACGGGTTAACCCTAACAGCCGCAGATACGGTCATATGGTTTGCCCCTACTGTATCGGCTGACCACTACATACAAGCCAACAACAGGGCGGATAGACCGGGGCAGAAGAACAATGTCACCATCTATAGCCTATACGCAACCGCACTAGAGAAACAATGGTACTCAGCAGTGCATGACAAACGTGTTAAGCAAGACGATCTATTAGCGATGTACTCGGAAGCGCTGAAGGAAGTGATAAGTATTTGACAAACGCAAATACTTGTGTTATAATATACACATAAATCGAGTTAACTAACAACAGAGGACAGCAACATGGACACAACCGTAATTGATAACCCCGTACTGCACGGGGCGGATGACGTGCTAGTAGCAGAGTTTATCCGTATCAGAGAGGCGCGATCAGAATTAAAGCGCCGAGTGGATAAGGCAGACGGTGCTCTTAAAGAGCAACAGCACGCCCTGAAATGTGAAATGCTACGTCGCTTAGATGAGCGCGGCGGTACGTCAAGTGCCACACAGGCAGGAACGTTTTATACATCCACCAAACAACAGCCGTCGTGTACGGACTGGAACGTATTCTATAAATGGTACGACGAAGCGCGTGCCCAATATGTATCAGGAGAGTCAGCATTCGATCCATCGGATATGATGCGCA